TTTTTTTTCTTCTTCTTTTTCTTAGTCGTAGAATGGTACATGATAAGAATTAGGTAGTTCTTAATATATTCTAAACGAAGTTTGGCCTAATGTCTCTGGCTTGGCAAGATTAAATTGTTGTAAACATAAATATCCAAAAGCGTCAAAAGCATGGTCAACCCCTAGATTTTTGTTTGGCATGCCTGTATTTGGAGCGTAAGTCAGAGTTCTAAGAGATTTTATTAACTCTTTACATCTTGGGTGTATAAAAGTTCGCCTTTCTCCATTGGCATCAAGCAAAGCAGTATTAACAGCAGTAATTTTATCCCTAATTTTCCAGGGTGATTTAGGACTCATTACAGTAAAACCGTTTCTTCTTAAAATCGTATGGTCTGTAACACCTACCCCACTTGTCTTTCTTGCACTACCCGTAGGGTCAGGACAAGCGATTACTCTTCGATCTACGCCATATCTTCTAATCACTTCTTCAGCAAAATCCCAAGTTGTAGCTCCACCCGTCAACATGATCTCATCAAAGACATATAAGTTGTCTTCATGCTTAACAGCACAGATTCCTGCCATAGGGTCAACGTTAAAATCCAACCCGATAATTAAAGGCATTAAATGAAAATCCTGCACTTCCTTATCAATATTCTCATCATCAAAGCTAATAGCTACTAAACCAGTTAAATTTTCAAAACTAGCCTCAAATTCTTGCCTAAATGTTCTCGCATCTAATTGACCTCTAGCTGCTTCGACTTCTTCTGGAGCGACATTACCCCCTTCAATCGTAGTAAAACTCCACCTCTGCCAATCATCTCGATCAGTTTCTCCGCAAAAACACCACATATCATAAAACCAACTAGCAGTTCCATCAGGTGTACTAATAAACAACGCCCACCCCTGTTTATCTGCTAACGCAGGTCTGATAACTTCTGCCCACACATCTTGATCCATAAACGCTGCTTCGTCTAATACCACCCCCGAAAGACTTCTTCCCCTCAACGCCATCGCATTTTCTGTTCCTTTTAACTCGATTGTCGACCCATTAATCAATTCAATCCGTAAATCTGTCTCGTTTTTACTTTTTATCCAGATTTTAGGCACTAATCTCTTTAATTCTTTCCACGCAATGTCTTTTGCCATACGATATGTAGGAGCACAGTAAAAATATGTCTCCCCTGGTCGATTTATCGCTCCACGAATCAATTCAATACAGGATAAATATGATTTTCCAAATCTTCTTCCAGCTACAAGGACACGAAATCGTTTATTGCAGTTAAAAACTTGGCCCTGGGCATATCTAAGACTGATTTCTGGTGCGGTTTTTACAGGCATACACTAAAAAATAACAAATTTTTCAAGTATTACCCCCTTTTTATAGCCTAATTTACATTTTCTAGGTTATCATTCAATTAATACCTTATCTGATTGAGTCCGTGGCTGAATCTTTTATGTCTGGTTTTATTCCAGAAGAACAGAAACAACAACAAGAAAAAAGAAAAAGACGTTCTAAATTTGCTTGTAATACAAAAGAGCATATCCAAGCTAGAAGTCAAAGATTATACTCTCGTCAACTAGAAGGGAAAACAACAAGACAGCTTGTTTTAGAACACGCAAAGATTGAAGGCATTGCAGAAACCTCAGCCTGGAGCGATTGGAGTAGAGTAAAGCAATGGAATAATGAAGATTGGGAAAAAGATAGAGAAAATATGCTTCCAAGACTTCAAGCGATGAGAGTTAGATTATTCAATAAGGCAGTTTCAAAAGGTCAATTACAGACAGCAGCACAAATATTAGATTCATTAGGCAAAGTTATCGGAGAGTCTGTAGAGACAGTTAATATTCAAGCACCTGAATTATCAATCAAAGTCGAAACTAAGTAACGAAGATTTAGAGAATATATTTATAGTACCCGACATAGCTACGCAAAAAAATTTTTTGCTACCTGACCCCTACTTCAGAAGTCCTCTCTAAGCTATCTGTAAGGCTCTCTGATAGCGTTGTGATAGCGTTGTGATGCTTTATACCTTAAGATTTTCCGCCTCTCTCAGCCGATTCTGGAGGGACTATGCCATTATAAATAGTGTCACATCTGCTATTGCAATGCCATCAAAAATGATGTTATATTACTAATGTAACTTGAAAAATAAATAATTTTATTTGTCCCTATCGGGTTGCCACTTGCGACTTGTTCGCTCTTACTATTTGTGATCTCTGAACCGCACCACAACCGCAGTTCTTGGCTTAGTAGGAAATGAGGCCACGGGACATCTAAAAAATTATTTCATATCTTTTACCCTTTACTTCTAGGCTGTAGCACTCACGGAAATAACAGGAAGCAAAGGAGCTTAGATCTTAGATCTGGTTTTCTTTCTCCCTCCACAGATTACTCACGCAGCTAGCACAGCCTACAAGTAAAAGGTAATACACCTCTTACTTAATTTCCATTTCATTCAATAGGATTTTTCTCATGGCACAAGCCTATGCAATAACCCAATATAACGGGTTAGATTATCAAAACGGTTTCCAACCTAAGTGGAATTTGGTAAGCGAACGAAACGACCAGAAAGCAGCTTTAAAAGTTGCTGAAGTTCTAAACGCTCGCACCAAATACACACACAGAGTTGAGGTTGTTAAGTCTGTTGAACTTCCAAAATTTACAGTTTTAAAACCTGCTAAATCAGAAAGTCAACAGCTTGTAATTCCTGCAAGTTTCAAAGTAATTAAAAAGAGATCATTTCTCAGAAGATTAATAGGAGCTTTTCTAAATGTCTGAAGAAGAATTTGAAATCTATTTCGCTGGCTGCGATTGGGGAGCAACTTTCGAGTTGTTCCCAAAGCTAGACAAGCAAATTATTTACGACCCAGAAACAAAGGAGATTAACAAGCATGACTAAAACAATTAAAAAACTAGATTACAAGATTCCCGAATCACTTCGGGGTCTTGTAATAAAAACAAAATACTTAGGAGCAACAGATTATAAGCAGGCAAGAATCAAGGCCACTCATCTCCGAGATGATGGGGTTTTATACAGTAAGACTACAGACAAAAATTTTGATCTGGAGCCTGCCGAAAATGCTCTTATTGCTGCCCAGAATTTAGTCGATTCATGGCCACTTAAAGAGTACAACCCAAACATGAAAATTGTTTCTATGGGTTGGGATCATGCAAATTATTATTTTGTGGTTATTTAAAAATGTTTTTCAAAAAAATTGATTTTTCAAACTACGAGCCAACAGATAAAGACACGCTCCGAGCGTGTTTTGATGAGTTGGAATTATCAGGATATGAAATTTTAGAAAAAGATGAGCTTAGAGTTTTAGCAGAATACAAAGCCGAAAAGTTTAAAAACTTTATGCGGCCACTATTCGGAGAAACTCCATCAACTGAAATTTCAATAAAAATTGGGGAATAAATTTCCCCTTTTTTTTTCTGTAAAAATTTTTCATTTATCCTAAAAATTATGACTATTATGAGTGGCCGAATGAATGCCAAAAAAGATTATGTGAAACCTGAAGAGCTAATAGTGAATGAATTAATTCAGGCTCTTGAATCAGGGAATACAAAATTATGGCGTAAAGAGTGGAGCGTTAAGGGTGGCTTTAGAAATGTCTTATCAGGGCATGAGTATAAAGGCTCTAACCCTGCTCTGTTATGTTTACAGAGTTCTGTTAGGGGCTGGCATTTACCACTCTTTATAGGAGCAGGGCAAGCCAAGTCTATTAACTGTCTACCTAAGAAAGGCTCAAAGAGTGCAAGAATATTGCAACCGCTCCAGAGATCATTTGAACTCAAGGAAAAAGACGAAAATGGAGAATCACAATATGGGTCATATATGGCTTATAAGTGTGTTCCTGTTTTTAATGTTGCTGACATTCGAGGGTTAGATGATGAAGCATCAAAAAAATTAGAAAAGCTAATTGATGATGCAGTTCTAACTGCAAAGCCTAGAGAATTAGATGTTAGAGTTAAAAAAGCTCACGATCGTTTATTCCAATGGGAAAAGCAAGTTACCACTATCAAAGGTGGAGATAGGGCTTATTACAGAGAATCCTCTGACGAAATAGTCGTTCCAAAAAGATATAACTTTAAGAATGACGAATCCTATCTAGCAACCTACGCTCACGAAACGATTCATTCAACTAAACATAAGAGTAGATTATCAAGAAATAATCTTTCTTACGCTCAAGAGGAATTGGTTGCTGAATTAGGAGCTTATCTAATTTGTAATAGATTACAGATTTCTAATTTAGATACTATGAACCATGCAGCCTATTTGGAAGCGTGGTGTCCAATGCTGAAAAGCGACCCAAAAATCCTTTTCAAATCACTAGCTAATGCTAGTAAGGCTGCGGATATGGTAATAGGGGAGCAATAGCTCCTCTTTTTCTTTTTATTAATTATGAAAAAGTACAAAGCAACCGACCC